CGAGAAAATATCAACTTCCACGCTGGAAGATGAACCAAACAAATTTGAAAACGGCAGACTTATCTGTGAATTTTCAAGTGTTACTGGGTGCTGTCATCACCCAAGACAATGTTCCATACTTAACTCAATCAAGGAATAATTCTCATGGCTCCTCAAAACGGGGAGCCAGTTTAAATTTTAAAATGCATTGATTCTTCTACTATTGTTCCGTCTTTAGAGCAAATTCTGAACGGATATTCTGAATCAAAGAAATGAATTTCAGTTCCTTTATTCCTGTCCAGTACAATCATTACAATTTCTTTTATGTACGTTATTTTTTCTTTGTTTGTGGCATGAAGATGTGTGTAAAAATATGAACAATATCCTGCCTTGTTCATCATCTTCTTTGCAATGTTGTGTATTTCATGAAAATTGTCAGATACGCTGTCTCCTGATTTTTCGGACAACATTTTCATATCTTCTTCAATGTGGAAACAGCTTTTCGCTATATGGTCTGATTCAATCATATGCCATATAAAATCGTCAGCATTATCTTCCCTGTATTCCAGAATCATTCTTATACCTCCTATTTCAAAAATATAATCTACAATTTTACTAAAATGCTTCTGTTTTATATAACAAAAGCAGCATCTATTTTAGATGCCGCCGATATATTCAATATCTTTTAATTTTATTTCACATATTTTTGATTATTAAACAATCCCAGTATAAATTTTCTTCCTGTTTGCGTTATTTTTCTATGATAGATAACTTTTCCATTATCAAGAACTTCCTGTTTGATGTCCTCATAACCCAAATTGCTATAATCAGAGTATAGTACCCATGTATCATTTACCTTGTATTGCACTTTCTTTTCCGCAAGTATTTTATTAAGCTCCGTTGCTGATTTTAAATTTAACTCTTTGGCTATTTCTGTCATGGTGTATGTCTTATTGACGTGCATAAGGATAGCGTTCTTTTTCTCTGCTTCAACCCTTGCTTTTCGCTCTTCTTTTAATTTTGTCAGAAGTTCTATACCAAAGTCAGGATTGTTCAGAATTTCATCAATCACATTATCGGTTGCATAAATTCCATGCTTGCGGATTGATGGGAGTACCTCGTGGGTTATCCACCGCTTAAATTCCCTAGCTTCTTTCTTTCGGCTCGACAATACAAGGTTGTATAATCCGTATTCGTTCACGCAATTGGCACTTCCTTGACGCCCTATGTTGAACATAGACCGTTCATCATCATCTAACTTCTGAACCGCCTGCGTCACATTCTGGATTTCCAATGCTTTGCAAATGTCACTCGCCACAAACCACGGTTCATCCTCAACTATTACAATTCTTACTGCTCCAAACTCTTCTTTCTCAAAAATTTTTAATTCTTGCATATGTTTAAAACATTTCTTCATTCAATATAGTCATCTTTCGCCAGATTCTAAAAATATTCTAAGAAATATTCATTTGAGCATTGGCATATTGTATTGTCAGCTTTATATTTGTGTCCGGTTCCCACATATCTATGTAGTGCAAAGCTTCATCAAATTTTGAAGCTAATGTATTCGCTCTTGCGTTTATGCGGAAGTAATCACAGTAGTCTTTGTTGAATCGACTGTAAACTTTTCCTCTTAAATGTATATCATTATAAGCATTATTTTCATATCCGCCTAAAATATCTTTTACAATCTTTGCATTTACTCGATTCTTAATTATCTGTATCTGCTCATGGGTTATTGTCATGTTGTTTTCAAGTTTTGTTACCCTGTTTTCCACTTCTCCAACTTTCTCATTAACCTCAAGAATAGCTCTGGTTTGTATTTCCTGTAATTCTTCTATGGCTGATTTCTTCTTGAATATAGGGATAAAAGCTTCTGCCAAAATATCCGCACATTCATCTTGATACTTCTCTAATCTAACAGATAGTTCTGGTATTTTCTTTTCCATTTTAGGCGTAATCTCAATTTTAGCAAGAGCAATAGGAAGTTTCTTAATGTCTATGCAGTACGTCTCTTGATACCCTCTGTTTTCTGATGGGTACGAAAATTTTTGTACCCCTTTGGAAATAATTTTATCATCATTCCATTTATTTCTCCTGTACTCAATCTGCCTATCATCAAATCCAAGTTCTTTTAATATGCAGTTTATTCCTGCATAAATCTTTCCTGTTTCCTTATCCTGTACCGCCAATAATTCAGCTTGGCAAAACGGTACATTTTTAATAATTAAATCATTCACAGTATTTACCACCTTTCTGTAAATTCACCTTGTTTATAAAAACAGCAAAGCAGCGCCTAAGGCTTGACGTTTTCGGGAGCGACCCTATCTTTGCTGTAATTACCATGTTTATTAACTGTATTGAAATTCTAAGCTGCTATCAACTTTTTCGCTCCATTCATTACAAATGCTTTTATATCATCATAACCCCAGCCGCAATCCATAAGACCGCTGACAACCATTTCAACAGACTTTACCTTTGCAAGCTCTTCCTGTGCAAATAAATCCCTTAAATTATCCTGCTTGGTTATTCCGTATTCTTCTCTTAGCTGTTTAGCGTTCTTTCCAAATACCACTTTATAAATCAAGTCAGTGTAAGTCGAATATGCGTGGTTGTGCATACGTTCATTTTCACCACTTTGTTTTAATGCCTTTGTAAAAGCCTGACGAACTACAATTCCTTTTTCTCTTTCAATTAGTTTGCCTTTGAGAAGTTCCTCCATCTGGTTAAACTGATTGATGTACGCCAACTTAAACCTCATGGCTTTTTCTCCGGTATAACCCATTACAAGAAGTGTAAACCCGTCTCGGTTCATGTAATACATGGGGTTCTTCTTTCCGTTAGAAGCCTTGTATTCATCTTCAAAGAATAGAGCTGAAAATTCAGCGGTACTAATTTCGCTTTGAATATTGCGAATATCAGCTAATACATTTCTATGTTCCTTCTCAAATGTTTCAGACACATCAAGGCTTGTAACAACATTGATTTCTCTTTTGTTTAATTTTCTCGTTTCCACCAACATATCATTTTCCTCCTTTATGATTTTTATTGTGTAGATTTTGCGTCATCATATCACACAAGAATAACCTTGTAAATCCTGCCAAAGCGCTTCAAAATAGCTCGTGATAAATTATAACAAGTTATGATAACTTATGATAAGTTATGTGAATTGTAAATTTTTTATAAATTTTTTGCATACAAAAAGAGGGCATTTCTACCCTCTTGATAAATCGCTATATGAATTTAAGGTTGCCCGTATTAAAAGTTTCTTACTTTTTCTTTATCAGCAATATAATAATAATCACCAGAAGTAATATAATGATTAATGGCGCATAAGTGTATAATCTTGCAATCCAAGTAAAAGCTATAGATTCTCCACTCTCAAGATGATTATTAGCATTTATCAGAGACAAGAATATTATTGCAAATGCAACCAAGAATACTAAGAATCGTATTATGTATTTTTTCATTGTTATCCTCCGTTTAAGTTTTTTATTATTGTAATAAATATCCCATTTTATAACCTGATAATTTTCCAAAATTTTTTATATATGTTTCTAAATCTAAAAGATATTTATTTACTTCATCTTCCGCCATATTCAAATCACTAATATTTTTATCGACCCAGTCTGGCATATCCATAGTAAAAGAGCCATCTTTGTTAAGCCCACTTATAATTGATACATTTTCATTAACGCGCTGGTAAAGAACATAAATATCATTATATCTTATTGTGCAGGAACAATCACTAAATTCATCTCCAATATTATTAAATTCAATCAAAAATGCAGAAAACATCAAATATGCTTTTTCTTCTGTACTTTCAATTCCTTGAATATCAAGACTTAATTTTTCTTCGTGTTTTTCTATTTTCATAGAAAATTTACCACTATTTGTATTATACTCTTGCTGCGAAATAATCTCTGCCTGATTGTCTTCTAAATATTTAGAAACAAACTTCTCTGCGACTTTATCAATCATATCTGCTGAACTTTTAGAAACAAAATCTTCTATACTGCTTCCATCAGATAATGATTTTTTAATTATATCATGCCAATCATTCGGAAATATAGATTCAAAACTATCTTTTCCTACTTTATTCATTTTTTCTTCATTAATATCATAATCTTTCGAGTCCCATGTTATAAGAAAATTCACATTATTATCTAATAATTGCATTATCTTTGCTAATAAATAAAATGATATTTCTGGTTCGTTTTGATAATAAGCCAAAAATACAGTTATTTTTCCTTCTATTTCAGTAATTCTTCCATATGCAATATCAGCAAGATTCTCATATCCTTTTGATTCTAAACCTTTTTTGTCTACATCAAAAACTTTTTCAATATTATTTTGGCTGGTTTCCTTTGACGATACGTTTTTATTGCTGGCTTTATCATTTTTACAACCTGTTAACATTAAAATACTACACATTATTAAAGCTATAAGTTTTTTCATTCTCATTCTCCTTTTGTAATAATAATATTAAAGTCTATCACAAAAGTAGAATATTGTCAAATATTGTTAAATATTTTAAAACTAATATATAAACATTCCTTTTCCTGTCATTGCAAAATGCGCTTTATCTTGCTCCTGAACGGTTTTTCCGAGTTGCTTACCATCTACTTGTATGATTTTTCCTTCTCTAACCGCCGACAACAATTCTCTAAGCAAAGCGTTTGTTTCTGCGTTGCTATTTTGGTAATTGCTTTGATAATCTTCTATTCCTTCATAGGACATAGAATAATTCATATCTGCATATTGATAATCTCTGTAAATACTTTTTAAATCAGGTGCAGGAGCAATTTGCAAATCCGAACTAAATCCTTGAACTGATGATAATATTGGTTGGTACAAATGCTCCAATCCATTTTTAAATCCTTGCATGGTATAATCGCCTAACTCGAACATGACCTTTGACGGGCTATGGATACTTAGCGCAGATTTGATTGTTTTTGCAAGGTTTTTAGAAATTGTCTGTGCTTTATTGTATATTTCTTGCTGCTTATCTGAAAGTCCATTGGAAAATCCTTGCATTGCTGATTCTCCGATATCATAAAATGAATTTGATATATTTGAAAAACCGGATTTTATCCTTTCTGTATAATAATTTATTGTATCATATGTACTTGAAGCGCCTCCATTTATTCCTTGATTAAAACCTGAAACAACATTTAATCCATTTTGCTGTGATAAACTTAATAGATTAGAATTTGACATTATCTGTCTTGTGTTATCTATCCATTGTTGCACTTTTGATTGAGAAAAATTTATATTATTTGATATTCCAGAACTAAATCCTTCAACTATATATCCACCCATTTCTTGAAAAACTTTAGATGGACTATGAATTTGAGCCTTTTCTCTTGCTGCCTCAATAGCTTTGTTTATCATTTTTCCAGTAGCTTCGCTTACTTTCCACGAAGAAATCAATATCCCATCTGATGTTCCATCAGTGATAGAAGTTCCGACTTCGGAAGCTGTTGTTCTTACATTTGTTTTTGCTTTTTCTAGTCCATCACTTATTATTTCTTCGTAATTCGACTCTAACCTTGCTACATTTTCTTCACTATATCCAAATTCAAAAATGCCATTAAGAATTTCTTCTCCGGCTTCTTTTGACCAACCAGCTCCTTTAATTCCTAACTCTCCAAATTTTTCCTCTATTGAATCTGATAAAGTATTCATGCCTTCATAAAATTCATGAGTAGATTCTCTTATATATGTGCTTTGAGCATCTTTACCTTGCCAAATACTAGCCCAAAATTTCTCTGTAGGTTTTTTAGACTCCCACTCATTTGCTGCATTGTCAACAATCGTTGGAAGTTTTGTAAGAAAATCATATTGCAACATATCAGTAAAACTTAATATTTGCTCTTCTGCCTCGGATTTCATACTCTCTATTGCTTGCGGTATATATTCTATATTAGCTCTCGCTATTGCTTTTTGTTCTTCGGTAGCTGTCGAACTATTATAGATTTCTTCCCAATATTGCTTTAATTCCTTTCCAGCTTCTTCAATAGTATCTTCATAATCATAAAGCGCTATTGAAGCCTCTCCAAGATATTGTTTTAAAGCATCTGCATCAAATTCTCCATTTGGAAAAATTTCTTCATAAGAAATTTTTCCTTGTAAAGAGTTCATATCATAAGCAAAATCACTTGTTGCTTGCTCAAACTTCGACATCTCCCCTGTTAATGTTGCAAGTTCAGAAACTAAACTTTTGTATTCATCAGAATCTATATTCATTCCCGAAAGTTCTTTTGCTATTTCTTTTGCTCTTTCACTATTCTGATATCCATAGGATATCATTGTATCAATAGCAGTTTCAGTATCAGCACCTATACTATCTAAAGCATTGTGAAAAGAGCCTCCTTCCCCATAAACAGACATGATAACTGTGTTCATTGTGGAAAATTTTGTTTCTGTTAATGTTGCAAGTTCTGAGAACAAATCGGATAGCTTTTGTTTTCCTTCTTCAACAGAAAGAACTCCATTATCCATTGCCTCCTGTATTTTATAAATTTCCGTCCATGTACTTTCAACATTTTTTTGAACACTGTCCATTTCAGAAGATTTTTCTTTTATTATATCGAATCCACTAGCAGCTTCAGAAAAAGCGTTTGCAAATTGAGAAGTAATTTCGCTTAACGGGACGCCTCCCGGATTTGTCATGGCATTTTTGATTATTTCTCCAAATTCCTTAATTCTTATTTCTTCAAATGCGTCACTTATTCCTTTTACTGCACCAACAGCACCTATAACTGCCGCTATCGCAAGCCCGGCTGGTCCAAGAGCTGTATACATTGCTGCTGCCGCTGCTGCTGCGACTCCGCCTATTTTCATTATGCCCTCTAATAAATTTTCATTTCCTGAAATTAATCCCTCAAAGGTATTTGATATAACTTTAAATTCTGCAAATCCCGCAACTGCCGTAATTGCACCTTTCTGTAATCCGGTTAAATTATTTCTAAGATTTTCTATCGCAAGTTTTACACCATTGAAAACATTTCCGTTTGAAATTCCTGTTCTTAATGCTCTAAAAGAATCTTTAGCAATATTAATTGCTTTTGATAATTTTGGATATTGACTTGAAAGAGCAGTAATAGCAGTTTGATTGCCTATTAATGCACCAGAAACTAATTTAATTCCATTTGCGAGTTTCTTGAATCCTGTTATAAATTTGCTTGTCATAATCGCCTTTAATAACTTTGGCATTGTCGCAAAAGATACTATTATAGTTTCTAACGGCGCTTTTTCAAACGCTCCAACAAGCAAATCAAATTCAGCATTAATACCTTTCCATAAAGCTTGCACTACTTTAAATCCAATTTCAAACAGGTCAATATCTGCTAGGAAAGTTCCTATTTGCTTCCCTATCATTCCCCAGTCAATATTATCAAGCGCTGTAATAGCAGTGTTTAATATACCTTTCGCCCAAACATTTAATGTTTCCGCCAGACTTCCAAAATCAAACGTCGCAAAGAAGTTGTTCACTCCTGCTGCTATGGATTCTCCTAGATTCGTAAAATCAAATGTCTGCCCAAAAGATAACACCGCATAAAGTTTTGTATTCAAAGTCCCTGCAATCGTTTTTCCGACATTTCCGAACAAATCCGGTGTGATTAACCCATTCATAAATTCGGCGAGACCAGTCCCGAAATTCCTTGCACCTTGATAAACAGAATCCCAGTTGATAGAAGCTAATGCGTCAGAGATGTTTGTGCTTATGTATGTTCCGATACCTTTATAATCGCCACGTTCAAAGGCACTGATTATCCTATCCGCAATCGCTGTTGATTCCTGTTCCATTTTTTCAAAAGCCGCTGTCCATGCCGCCTGATATTCGTTTGCAATCTTTTTAAACGCTGCATCCAAAGCTGCGGTATCTGGTCCGCTTAATCCTGCTCCCGTTGCAGAAGATGATGTATCTTCTGCCGGCTCGGATAATTTGTAAGCTTCATCAAAGCCTAGGAGCTGATTTTGAAACTCTTTCGTCTTCTTCGTTGCGTCGCCCATTGCGTCAGAAACATTTTCCGTTTCGTCATAGATAGTGCTCAATGCGTCAGAGGTAGTACCTCCGCTTTTGCCTAAGCCGCCCCAGTCAAAATCCTCGAAGCCTAGCAGCAACACAATTTTTTCTGCAAGTCTTTGCAAAGCTATTGCTACTGCATTGAGATATGGCAATACTTTTGCTACGATTGGCAGGAATATATTTCCTATGGTCCGCCCTAAGTTGCTAAAATTTGCTTGTAAAAGACGAAGCTGATTTGCCGGTTGATTTCACATTGTTATCATAAAGGCTTTTTATCCTTTATTTCTTATGGTTTCCCATAAGGTCAGCATATCTTTTCAACCTATAAGGTTGTCGAGGTCTCGTGGGCAGATTATATCTTTTCGCTGCCTATGCGTTGCCCCTGACTGCGCTTTGCACAGCCTTCGGTTCGGATTCCCATGCCTTTCGGTTTAGGGTTCCCGCTTAATACCTCGATTTTCACTAATATGTTGCCATATTAGGCGACAAGTAATAGCTTATTGCTATTGTCTATCGTTTCCGACATATCAGACCACGCGTAACGTGTAGTATCAAGCAAAATAATAGTTCTCAAAAGCGCTTTTTCGTTCTGGTTCAGCTTCGTTATGTTTGCCTGAATCCCTAATTCATTTAATTTCTGCTGTAAGTTGACGTTTCGGATATTTACGCCATACTTGTCAAGCGTTCTCGACATACCAGCAAGGCCACTTGACATATCATTCCAGACCTTATCAAAGTCCATATTTTTCACAGAAGCAAGGTCAGCACCTATTTTGGTTAAAACATCAGACAGAAGCAAAGCATTTTCTGATGTGGTCCCCATAGATGATGACATCTGCCCGAATACAGCCTGATAATTCATTAATTGGCTTGGATTTATACCAAGATTCTTTTCGCCAGTAGATAGAAGCATTCCGCTTTGCGATACCTGATATCCTGTCATCTTCTGCGTTATCTGTTCGGCTCTTTCTGCGAAAGAATTGTAGTATGCAGTTGCCGAATTATACCCAGCTTCTTTCCAGTTTGATAAATCTGCGCTTTCTGCCACTTGCCCAAATGCAGCATTGAAATAGTTCAGGTCCTCTACGTAATCCATAGAGCTTTGAACGGCACTTTTGAAACCTCTTACTGCTCCATAAATACTTAAATATATTCCTGAAGCCGCCAATAATTGCTGAGTTACAGATTTCAGATTTAAAGTCAGGTTTTTAAGCTGTTGATGTGACTTTGAAACCGAAGAACTTGTACGGTTCATTGAAGAACTGAATTTTTCGCTTGCTGACGACGCTGACCTGCTTTGACTTATTAATCTGGCAAGGGCGTTTGTCATATCAATAATATTCCTTGATACCCTTGGAGCTGATGATAATTCTGTCATCATATCCTTTAATGCTGCTGTAATGCGCGGAATATTTTCAACAGCAGATAAAACAGAACCGCCCCCTAATTTCGATATAGAATTTACCAAATTTGAAAGTCCTGCTACATCAAAGGTAACTTTCTCTAATCCATTCAATCCTTTGATAAATTTTTGTAAATCCTTACTTACTCTAGGCAAATTTGTTGTTGATGTCGTTGCTGTTTTGCTTTCTAATTTTCCGATACCTGAAATCAAATTCGCAAGACTTGTTATATCAAAAGTAACTTTTCCAGCTTTATTTACTTCTCTAATAAATTTAGATAAATTACTTCCGATAATAGGAAGTTTCGCCGCAATCGTTTCTACAGAACTTGTTTCCCCTGAAACTTTTTCAAGACCTGTTATCAATTTTGATAATCCTGCTATATCAAAATTAATCGTTCCTGACTTCTTTATCTGGGAATAGAAATTAGATAAGTGATAACCGATAGTAGGTAATTTTGAAGCGGATTTCTCTATTGAAGATATGTCCCCTGATTTTTTTCCGAGTTTTGTTATTAAACTTGTAAGATTTGATATATCAAAATCAACTATGTTGGTTTGACTTATCTTTGAATAAAATTTAGATAAATTGTTCGCAATGCTAGGAAGTTTCGCTGTTATTGGAACTAACTTCTCTGTATCTAATCCAGATAAAGGACTAATAATTCCAGAAATTTTCGTTGAATCAAACGTAACTTGATTAATCTTGCTTATCTCTTGGCAAAATTTTGATATGTTTTTTGCTGCTTGAGGCAAAACTTTTATTTTAGCAATCGGAATGTCAGGAATGGAGGCTATCTTATCTAAAGAACTCGCCATATTATTTATGCTGATTGACTTGTCTTCACCGAATGACACAGCATTAAACGAACTCATGCCCTTACCAAGAGATTTTAAAGCTCTTCCAAGTTTTGATAAATTTTCGGTATTTGTTTGTCCAAGTTTTTCGATTCCATTTTTAACGGTAGTAAAATTTTCTGCTTTGACCGATTGAAACTTATTCATTGCGTCTGCAAGATGTCCTACTCCGGTTGCAAGTTTGTCGATTGCCTTAGAGGCTTTATCAGTAGAAGCGTTTATTTGTATATCCAAAGTTTCTATTGTCGCCATGTTTCACCTCCTTTTCAAAATCAAAAAAAGATAGCTGATGCTATCTTCTAAGATTCAATCATTTTTCTTGTATTGTTCTGAACAAATTCTTTTATTTCTGAATATCCCCAACCGCAGTTAATAAGACTTGAAATAAGCATTTCCATGCTTTGAACTCTTGATAAGTCTTCTCCTGTAAAGAAATCTCTAAGGTTCTCTTTGGATTTAACGCCATATTCTTGTTCAAGTTCCTTTGCCGTCTTATCAAACAAAGCCCGATAAATTAAATTTGTATAGTTTGGATATGCAAAACGTTTATGCGGGCTGTCTGCAATTTTCATCTTAATTGTGTCTGTAAGGATATGCCGGATAACAACGCCCTTGTCACGTTCAATCTGCCATTGCTGACGTTCGGTATAAATGCGTTTCAGTTCGTTTTCCATTGCGTTGAAAGCGTCTATGTATTTCAATTTCCACTTCAACGCCTTTTCTCCATTAAACCCCATGACAAGCAAAGAAAATCCGTCCCTATCTATTTCATACATTGGATATTCTTTTCCTCTGCTTTTGTATGTTGTTTCATTGAAGAATTTGGCTGCGGACTTTTCCGCTGTGAGATTTCTGATACTTTCGAGAACATCTTTGTGCTCCCTTTCAAAAACTTCTGCCACCTTTAGGCTTGTCGTTATAAGCCTCTCTTCATTTCTCTTTCCTATAATTTCTACTAACATAAATTCATACCTCCTATAATTTATTTTGTTAGAATCGCCTTATCTGTAATCAGCAGGGAAGCGGTTAAGGCTTACCGCTTTCGGCTGTACACTCCTATCCCTGCCGGAATTACCATATTTGTGTTTTTTGATGAAAAAGACGGCAGGATTTGAACCCGTACCACCTTATAATGGGCTTTCCGGAAGCCCTTGCGCTCTTAAAAGATTTATTCTTTGCTTCATTTCAAACACCGCAATTTCTTCCTGCGATTCTTTGTAACTATTATGTGATATATTACATTTTATCTGAAAGATAGGTTTTTTCGGATATTTTTGTTTTGAGAAGTTGCATGTTATAGCTGCCGCCATATATTGTCCTAATTGCCATTGTTTTATATCCTCTCTATTTATTTGCAGTTTGTATGCTGCTAAAAACGGTTCAAGCTCTCTTGGGCAGCTATCCATAAATCGTTCCCATGACACGCCGATTGTAAGATGAAAGGGCAAAATATCCTCATATATCGCCTGTGCATACGGCTTTACTTCTGTGGATTCTTGTGGTCCTGTGGAATCTTCGTAACTTTCACCTCTGTTGTTTCTGTTATCTGCTTCATCAGACCCCCTAAAAAACCCTCATTCATTAACTCCTCTGTTAGTTTGGTAAACAAATCAAGAATTCCTCTCTTATCTTCTTCCTGCGCTTCATCGAGGTAATCATCGAGGATATCTCCGATTTGCTGCACAGTTTCAACGGGATTAAATTTTTGAAATCCGACAAATAATAAATCTCTTGTGCAGCTAAACAATTCTTTTATTTTTCCGATTCCATTTACCTCATTATCATCTGTCACTTCTGAATCACTGAAAATTTTTATCAAATCGCTTGTTCTGTCCATAAGGTCCGTATCGCAGAAACTATTGAATCCGAATTTTACTTTATATACTTTATCCTTTACTTTTAATTCCATTGCCATAATATTTTACCTTCCTTTTTTTATATTTCTTAAAAAAGGCGGTATTTACACCGCCTTGAATTTTTTAAAATTGATAATCTGCTTCGGCTGTTTCTATATCCTCGCTATCCGTCACAGCCTTACTTCTTGATTTTCTTGACGAATAGCTTACGCTTTTTTTGTCAGTGTAATTGACGTAGGATATCCTGTGTCAGGGTCTTCTGTTACCGATACTGTGTAGTCGTCTTCAATCCATCTAGGAACTGTTGATACGGATACAGTTGCCGTTCCTGTCAGATGGTCGTCTGTTGCTTCATCTGGCGCAAAACTTTCCTGTCCTTTAAATGCACAGATACCCTCGCTTCCTTTTCCGTCTGTGCCGTACAAAATACAGAAGTCAAGTTTCTTTCCCTCATTCTCCGCCATTTCGTCTTTATATGCCTTTTCAAACGCCCCCGGAACTTCCATTGATGCCGCTGACCGTCTTCCCGGCTCCTGCGTTTCAACTAAATCTTCCAATGTGGAAGTATCCACCGTGTTTTGGCTCCCGAACGGGCTTGGAATACTTTTTGCTCTCATCAGTAATTTATATGTACCTGCCCAATATGCGCCCTCTGTCGGGCTTGCAGGCTGTTCCCGATAGATAATCCTGCTTTTTAATCCTGTTGCCATAATCTGTTTTCCTCCTTAAAATTTTGCATAAAAATAACGCCCGTTAAGGCGTTTGCTACAATACGTCATTCCTTCCAATCGTGCGCCGAAAACGCATGACAGACCATTGTGTATCTGCGTCATTTTCATATACTGGCGTCGCAACGATTTCAAATGACATTTTCTTCATAAGTCTTATGACTTCATTTATGGTTTCCTGTACTGCGGTTTGCCCGCTGTTGTTTGTCACGCGAATTTGGAATGTAAACAATCCTTCCTCAAATACTGTCCTCTCAAGCGTCAGCCCTGTTTCTGTTCCCGGCATGAGGTATAAATACACGTTGGGAAATTTTGGCTTGACCTTGCTTTCCTCTTGTGTGGTAAACGATAGGTCTTTGTATTTTGCCTTTATCTTTGGCGAAAACTCGGCTTTTATCCTTGAAAATATAATGCTTTCAAGCATGTTTAGTTCAAGCAATTAGACCACCGCCTCATAGGTCTTTTCAAAGATGTCGGGCTTGCAAGGGTAAAACTCTCCGTTTATGCCTTGAATGATATAATCTCCAACACTCGCATGATGAGCGCCCTCCAACGTCTTAATAAATAACTCGCCCGGTTGTCCGTCAAGTTCTCCATAATACATTGTTCCGTCTTCATATGCCTTTACCGCCCAATCCGGCACATAATACTTGCCATCAGAACCTTTCAAATCTCCGTCATACTGAAACGCCTCAATTACAACGGGTTTCTTTCTATATTTCATTTACTTAAACACCTCCTTTGCGATTTTAGGCACTTCTCTTATTAGTTCCATGCTTGTCAGGTACATAAAAGGACGAGAGGGCATTCCCTCTGTATAGTGCCACAATCCGTCCTGCCCTGGATAAAACCAGTAATATCTACCCGTTACTGCGTTCTGCCGTATCGTCTTACCGACATTGTAATCCCAGCTCACGCCTTCTGGCAGAGGATAGGGATATGGTTTATCTTCTCCTCGCTGTCCGGTTCCGAACTCCACAAATGCCGCATGGTCGCTGTCGGTCACGATTGCAAATATCGCCCCATACGGTGTACTGTTCTTGTACTCGCTGTGCAAACTCTGTATCAGCTCTCCCGTAAAAATTGCGTCAAGGTCGGCTATCTGTACTCTGGAAATTTCTACGCCACGCTCGCTAAGTTTTTCCGCAAGAAGTCTGGCTTTATAGGTTAGGCTATCTCGGTATTTCTCCAACTCCTTTTGGAGTGCCTTAATTCCGCTGACTGACAGGTCGCTTTTCAGAATTTTCTTTGCCATAGGCTACCACTCCTACAAAATATCCAATTCCTGAAACACCTTGAAAATCTTTGGAGATTGGATTGCGAACCAGTCAACCATTTCTTCATTTTGTGACCAACCGCTTGTATATTGTGCAGAACTTTCCATAAGCCCCGATTCGTTGAAAAATCCGTGAATAATTTCGTGTCTAAGTGTCTGCTTTTCACAAACCTTGCAATATTCTTCTGGTTCTTCTTTCATAATCGGGTGTGTTACCATATCGCAATGTACAATTTTCCTTAACCGTCCATCGCAATATCCATCAATTCCACGTTTTTCAAATGTAGGTTCGTCTTTGTATGCCTTTTTCTCAATCGTGTATTCCGATCCAAGAATATTTACTGTTTTCTTTTCCAAAATTCCACCAGCCTTTCAAGTAATCCTTTTTTCTTTGGGTATTTGTTAAGAATTTCATGCACCGCTTCTGTATTCACTTGCTTTACTCCGATTGGGTTAGGAGTGTACCAGTCTTTTCCGAGAAAATGTTCAATCAGAATGTTTAATGCAATCTGCGGTTCAAGCGGCGGGGCAAAGATATTCTTTTTATCTTCCTCTGTCATAATTTCTTTTTCCAAGAAATCTTCAAACTCTCTTGTTGTCATACCGCTACCCCATTTTCTGACCGTTTACATATGTAACGAATTTACCGCCACATTCGCAAGTCTGATTTGTCTTGTAAACATCCCAATTTCCATTAGACTTGCTTTCGTCTTTTGGTTGCGGTTTTCCGCATTTCTCGCATTTATGCTCAAATAATTCTTTCTTTGCCATACTTTCACCTCACTTCAAATTCTTCTGCAACAGAAACAAGTCAACCGACAATCCCTCGTCTGCAACGCCTTTTACTACATAATCAGCGGTTGTATCATCAATAATTGTATGTGCCTCGTCTTTATATCCGACTTCCGACTTTTTCCATATGATACTTCCTGCCTTTAATGGCAAAACATTTTTGCTCGCTACGATTTGGGCGTAATTCGTGGAGTTGTCAATCCCATACTCACGCCATGCGACTTCATCAAGTTTATTATTGATGTTAGCCAAAAAAGGAATAGGCTCACCAAAACCTATCTCCGTTTCTCCTGTTTCAAGCGGTATCTTGTTTCCCTCGCTGTCCTCGTAGTAGAGAATGTTGCCGTCCTCGTCTGTTTGGTAGATTGGGATTTCGGCGTTTTGGAGGGCGTATTTCATGGATTGTTTGTTTTTTCGGAGGGTTCTCAATCAACCACCGCCTCATAGGTCTTTTCAAAGATGTCTGGTTTGCAAGGGTAAAACTCTCCATTTACACCCTTGATAACGAAATCTTCCTTGCTCACTTCCATGTCACCCTCTAATGTATGTATTTTCATAATCACATGAGGTGCTCCTTCGCCTACTTCCCAGGCTGTATCAAGAATGTTGTACTCCAAATCTTTACCGACAAACTCTTTGATTTCCTCAAGGTTCAATCCGTTCCACTGAACAGCATCAATTACAACGGGTTTCTTTCTGTATTTCATAGAAAATCCTCCTACTTCTTAGCCTGTTTCCATACCTGATTTACGCCAGTGCTTGCAAGTCCGCTGACAATTCCAATTGCGATAGCGTTCAGAATGTCATGTGCCGGAAAATCAGGCATGACGAACATTCCGGCAACGCCCAAGATACCGCCGCATACGCCGACGATAACAGGGATCGTCTCGTCTTTGATCGTGGAAATGTTCTTTGCTCCAAGTCCGATTAAATACGCTATCACAACAATAGCTGTTACGCTTCCGATTTGCATTATATCCATTATTTTTTGTCCTCCTTTTCCTCAATACGCTCCTCAAGGGTGTTTAACCGATGATGAGCAGATTTCACACTTTCCTCAACTTTAATAAGTCGGTCGCCGTGGTCTTGTATCTGCTTTATTGCAGAATTTAGCCTGTCTTTGATTTCCTGATTGGAAAAATTGATATTGTCAAGTTTTGTATTGATAATCGTATTTTCCCTTGTCCTGTCCTCAATGTCTTTCGCTCTCTCTCGTTCACGCTCTTTTAAGTCGTTCATTTTTTCTCTGATTTGTTCTTTCAAATCTTCATCATCGGTATGTTTTCCATTCTTTTTGTTGAAATAAATCATAGCACTTACAGATACAAGGCTTATCGCCACTCCTGCAAGGCTGATAACGATTGGTAATGTCATAACTTATCAATCCTTTCTGTTTCTTAAATCCGTCTGCCCTCCACCGCTTGATGACGGACACCCTGCAACCGCCCTACCGCACCGCAATAGGACAGCCACGCACAATCTTCTACAAAACCCTTACAAATGGGCATATGCCGGAAAAATATGTGTTTCTATCCACGTATGAACGGCTAGTGCCATTCTCGCTACCGGACTGTTGCCCCTCATTCCCGATTTGATTGTAGTCATACAGTGCGATATTCCGTATGTTACTGAAATAATCGTACATATCCACTTCAATCTGGCTGTCCGTATAACTTTTAGGGTAATTCCTTGCCCTCTTGACCTCTCGCATGGCATTTCTGACCTTTGACAGCAGGAGAGTTTCATTCAAATTCTCATCAGATGCGGACAGTTCAGTGGAGAGGTCTGCAAAAATCTCCTGTTCAAGCCCTACGGTCATGCTGCTGTCGATTTCTTCCATAGTTCCACCGCCTTTACAGACCGAAATGTTCTGCCAGAATGTCTTTTAACTTACTTCCGCTTGTTTCAAAAGCGTTCTCAATGCCCTCTGACGCCGCTAAGTTCTGCAATTCTGCGGTACTCATGCGGTTAATTTCGGATTTTGTGTATTTCTTCTTCGCCGAATCTTCCTCTAACTCAATGTCATTGTCGGTAAACGGTAGTTCTTCCTCCACAAGTTTAATCAGCGGTTTATACTGCTTGTTGTTACTGCCCGAAAGTTCCTTTATCCGTTTCTCACTGACCGCCAATCCGTCGCGAGGAAATATATCCCCCACATTGTACGGATATTCATTGTCCTGCAAGTCGGTAAAGTAATGGATTACCTCATACATACAATCACTCCTTTTACGCTCCTGTTTCTTCGCTTGCTCCTGCCACGCCGCCTCCGATTGTTCCGACTACCACGCCGTCAATACGCTCTGCAAACAGCGTAATGCCGGAAGTCGCAACCATTTCAGCAGTCATAGTCTTGTAATCCGGTTCCTCGTGCATACCGATAAGCCCCAACTCGTCCATTGTCAAATCAAACGCAAGGGCAAGGTCGGATTCTGCTGCGTTAATATAGTACAAGATAAGGTTGTTCTTTGCAGTTGCATAAAATGTGCCTTTCGGTACAGAACCGTTCATAATGACCGTTCCAAGACCGAGGAAATTTACGATGTAGGTCATTCCAAAAGCGGTCTGTGCGATAATTTGAGCCTCGCCGAGATATTCCGCAACATCTTCCGGGTTGAGGAAATATACAGCGTCGATTGCGTCATCTTCAAAAAGCACCTGTAACTTGCCCCATGCGTTCGCAAGGGCGGGCTGTAACTTTGCTCCGCTTGCTGTTCCTGTGCCTTTTGCAAGGGAGGCGAAAAACTTCTTCCTGATGTCCTTCTGGATATCTTTCTTCATCTCCGCATTTGTCATAAGGACTGCCTGCTCATATCCCTTATCCATAATCGCCTCTGCGGTCGTTGCCTTTCTCCACTTCTCCAGCTTGATTTCCTCAAAATCTACCGGCTCTGTGCGGTAATGGGAAAGCGGAATAAGCTGACCTTCCGGCACCTGCCCGCTTTCAAGCGTACCGACCGCCTTGTAATACTTCAAAACTGTTCCTGCCTGCTTTGGAATCTTTCTTGTGATACCCAATGCCTCAATGAGCTTTGCCAATGTTTCTCCAAACATATAAACAAAATCGACCTCACGAACTCTCGCAAGGTCTGCGCTCTTAATCAAATTTGTTTCTGGTGTTTCTCTTGTTACTCCTGCCATTTTTATTTACCTATCCTTTCTTAAATTCCGAACATCTGTCTGTTCGCTAAAATTGCTTTCTGCCTCTCGGCTGTGTCCTTGATTGCCATAATGTCTTTTTTACTCATGGAAGAATACTCTCCCGTTCCAAACTGCGGCTGCGGAATGGACTTCTGCCACTCTGCCTTAGCCTCTTTGACTGCCTTTTCCTTTTCCCTTTCGATAATGGCCGAAATGGAGGCGTGGTCGTTTTCATCAATCGCCGCAATTAGGTTTTCCACCGTCTTTTCATCAGGAATGTTCTTATAAGCCGCAACCGCCTTGATGTGGTTCAGTTCTTTTCGCATTGCCTCTTTTTCTTCATCCGATTTACGCTGCGCCTCAGCTTTTTCCTCTGCCTCTGCTTCCTCTGCGGTCTGCTTTGCCCGAATTGCCTTTTTCTGTTCTGCGTTCTCAGAACTAAGAGCATTATTTTTGTTTTGCAATTTTTGCACTTGAACTTTTAACTCTGCGATTTGAGCCATATACTCCTCGTTCGATGTTTTGGTTTCCTGCTGGTTTTCCGGCTTTGTGTTGGTTTCCTGTTGCCCTTCTGGTTTTTCCGTCTGCTGATTTTCAGTTACATTCTTTGTTGTTTCTTCCATGATTTTTTTTACCTTCCTTTCCTTAAATTCGCTCGTTTTACCGCCCTTCTCCGGCGTTCGCTCCATTTAATGTCACTTCTCCTGACAATATAAAAAGCGTTTAGATTTCTCTAAACGCTTGATAGCTAATTTTCTATTTCCATTCCTCCAATGTTTGGCGAATTGCTCTCTTGGTCTGAATAATCAGGGAATGGTCGTTTTTTTTCTGTTTTTTCTGTTTGTGTTGCGGTATTAAATATATTTGCCTCTTGGTATCTCCTTACCCCTGCCCCACTTCTTACTGACACTTGGTTTGGGTCAGAGAATAGCGGCGCAATCGTCAAAACATCGTCAAGGTCAAAACCTTTTGCAAGCAAAGTACACATGGCATTTGTTTTTACGGTAAGTTCATAGGTCTTTTGTCTGTTTGTGTTTGCTTGAATATCGGATATGGTAAGTTTCAAAAGCGGATTGTCTGGCTTTATAAAACTTGAATTTTTTATTGCCGCCAATACAACCTTTACTTCCTCCATTTTGCAATCTTCCATAATGTTTTGCTGTTTGCTTGCCGCCATTTCAGCCGCACTCCAACCGGTAGCGTCTGACATCGCAACTCCTGTACTGCCTCCGCTGTTGTCGTTTCTCTGTGGAACATTCATCTTTTGCAAAATCAATGCTCGCCTTGTAATAATGTTTTGTAGCATTCCGGGATAGTCGTAGTTAATAGCCAGTGCCTCAACAATCGGTGTTTTACCGTCCTGTGGCGTGAATGTCTGCAACCACTCGCCCGATTTTGGTTTAACTGCAACTTCTTTTTCTGTTCCGTCAGATAATTTAATCTTCTCTGTCGGAAATTCTACATCATTCGAGTGCCACATTGCCTGTGTATTTTGGTCGACATCATTTGTAAAGTCAGAAATAAGAAGATTTAAGTTATCCATTTCCGGCTTTTGGCGTTCAAACAATCCCATACGGTCATAACTTCTTATCCATTCCACTATAGGCACTATATGCAATGGGTTTTCTTCTCCGCTTCGCAAGTCATGTCCCCATATGATTTTTCCTGTTTTTTCTCCATTTACGATTTCTATTAGGTTTTTAATCTCAAACCGTCTATCTTTACTATAGCAAGTAAAAAATCTGTTTCCTTGGTCGTCTTTTCTAAATGTCACACCAAGCATGACACGTTGGTCTATATAGTAACTTGACCGAATAACAAAGGCTGTTCTAGGGTCTAATGCTTCTAATTTGAAGTAGCTATCTCCCTCTTGCCATTCTTCGTTTGTGGAAACATGAGTATATCCCAATGCTCCGATTTCAACAAAACGCCCTAACTTCTGATTTTTCTTTTTTATTTTCTCTGCCCGATAACACCTGTTCAGTGCTGATATTCCTGCAATTACACCTTTCCTTGATTCTTCAAGTTCATCTGTCTGTACAAGTGTCATAGGGTTAGACCATAAATAACCAAGCCAAAATTCTACCGCTTCATTTGCTAAGTTATCCACGCACCAGTTGTCAATATCGCTACGGTATGTTTTAATGCGTGTTTTTTCCTGCTCCCCTGCGTCATAACGAATTAGGCGGTCAATTTCGCTTGCGTTGCTTTCGTGGTCGGAAATTACTTTTTGAACAACGCCAATGATGTTTTCGTATGTGATTTCCGGCTCATCTGTATATAAAATTTTTCTGCCATACTGCATTTAACCACCGCCTAACAAAAAGTTAAACCGCTACCGCACGTTCTTAGCGGCAACGGTTTTAATTCAATCTCTCCACTTTCAACATGGTAAACAACACGCTTTCTGCATTTGCTACATCTTGCGATAAAATTCATTGTTGGCCGCCCGTCCCATGTTCCTACATAAGAATTACATTTTGGGCAAAGTATTTTTACTGGTTTATATTTCTTCATATCGCACCATCTAACCGAACAACTGTCCGACATATTTTCCTGCAAATTTACGGACTTTTTTCTTTCCACATTTCTTACACACGCACATAGCAGTCAATACTTCCATGCCGCCATAATCGTAATAGGCGTGTTTTGCTTTTTCTATCCGTTTCCAGTCGTGTATGCAAAATTTCATAATTCCCTCCAAAATAAAAACAACCGCCGATTATTTCTCGGTAGTTGCTTGTTCTTCTTTTTCATAAAATTCACAATCTTGCGGACACATAATAAGCGGATAACTTCGGTACATCTTACTTTTTTCACAGTCACAAGAATAATGAACACCCATAACTCCAGCACTTGCTCCATAACAATGCTTGCAGTTTTTGGGTTTAAGTCCAAACCGTAAATCTTGTTTCATCTTTTTTACTCGTCTATCTAAATCTGTTGCCAAATCCATAATTACCCTCTCTTTCCACGCAAATCAAATATCCATATGTGCTATGACTTTCAAAATCTTATTCATGGTCTTTTTCGCAATCTTCTTTACCGTCGTTACGCCAACATTCATTTCCTCGGCGCAGAGTTCGTAGGAGTATTCCTTATTCCGCAGATTGAAAAACTGTAATTCCTGCTCGGTAAAGTTGGCGTTCTCTATGATGTAATCAATTTCTGGTTTTGTGAAGTCGGGGATTATGTTTCGTGTCCTCATGTTTCCCCTCCTTAAATCGTTTTCCCCACGAAAAAAGACGCTGCCGCCGTGCAACGCCTTTTCGTTCGGGAGTATTTTCAATGAAAACTCTGTACGTTCTTCGAGTATAACTATATCAAAATATCAATAGGACATTCTAGGACACATTTTCACTTTCAAGATATAATTCTCCATATTTCTTTTCAAATTCCTGCAATGCCCTGCCATGCAACCTTGTTGTGTTTCGGAATGAGTAGTGCATATCCGTAGCAATTTTTTCAAAAGTCTTTTTTTCTATGTATCTTGAAAATAGGACATCATAATGTGTTTCATCTTCCATGCTGTCAATTTGTGAGATTATCTCATTTTTCTTATCCACATATTCATCTATCAGTTTATCAATACTTTCTTCCATTGATTCTATTTTACAAAACGCTGTACCGATTTTGTCGTGGTTAGGTGTTGTCTGCACTCTTTCTTCGTTTGGTATGGCGGATAATCCGTATGATAATTCCTTTAACTGTGCCAATTCTGTCAGCTTATTTTTTATCATGCGGTCAAGTCTGCTGATTTGAGATAAGTATTCCTTGGTTGTCATTACTCCACCTCCATATCACCGAAATAATCAAGACTCAAATCGTACTTAGCCATAATCAGCGACTTTGCCATTTGTTCTAACAATCCATGCTCCATGACATCAACATACTTTCCCTCATAAGAACTTTCGTTTGCTATCCAGTTGTATTTACAGTGAAGCAATTCATGGACTAGCACTTTTTCAGCGCAATATTTCATAATGCGGTCGCCGTAATACTTCTTGTCCAAAATTCGGATTACGCAGCATTTGTTTACCATGTCAAATTCGTTTTCTCCACAAGAGTTTTCTGTAATAAAGTCGCATGGTTCAGAAATTCTCGCTTTAATAATCCAGTCTGTCAAAAACAGCTTTTCCTGCCACCATTTAAGGCAAGCATTTAATTCTTCTTTTGAGTTGAAAACTTCTTTTATTTCCATGTATGTAATCCTCCTTTAGATTGGGCTTGGCATTATGATTGTTTGCCTTATTCCGCCCGGATTTTCTATAAACATTTCAAGCTGTGTTAATCCGTCTGCTGCGTCTTCGTGGTCGTTTTTTCCTATCGTTACAAAGGTTTCCAGTTCGTCCATAGCATCTTGATATTCTTTATCTCTGACATACCGAACAATGCCTAACTCATTATCCCTCTCTCGTTCTTTTTGCGTTGGTATCTTTGAAGTCAGAAAATGATACTTTCTCTTTATATCTCCCGAATATGCTATAATTTTGGACATTTTCTCCATAGTGTTAGGTGCTTTTCTGTGTGTGCAGCTACATTTCCACCCTTGCTTTTGCAACATTTCATCAACATATTTGCAGTACAAATCTCCGCCCGTGTTTCCCTCAAACCGTATCTGTCTTATGCGGTTGTTTATGATTTGCCCTGTCACAAGTGGTAATGTGACTTCTTTTGCCCCTTTGTTAAATACCCATGCAAACACATATACGTCTCCACTTTCATATTCTGCACCGATTGGCATTGATAAGCTGTCGCCGCCGCCCCAGGCTACGTCAACTACCGCAACAATCCGAAAATCTCCGTCTGGCAATATTCCGTTAAAAAATTGTAATTCATCTGTCGGGAATAATAATCCCTCTCTTACAAACGGCTGCTGCATGAATTTAGCCATCCACTCTGCTTTATCGAGCCTATCCCTCATTTCGTGATAATATTTTGTGGAAAATCCGTTTATCTCATAAGCAAAATTACTTTTATCTTTCTCATTTAAGGCAGGAATTTTTCTAAATCCATACTTTGGATTGTCTTTTTCCTCTTTTCTTATTCGTTCCAACGGGTCTAATACATTCCATAGAGTACCTACCATAAGCTCCCTTGCCCCATCATTTTTACGGTCAACCATCTTGTTTAGGTACTCTTGATAGGTTTCTTCCATTCTTCGGGGACTTAATGAATGCTGCCTGTCCCTTACAAGGTCGTCCACATACAGATAACCGTCCTCTGATACGTCAATAGCCCCCGTCCATGTTCCATCAATTCCTCGGCAAGTGATTGTTGCGAATCGGTCTGAGTCTCCCAATGTGATTGTAAATTCGTCCGCACTCTTATCTGTCAGAAATGGTCTATTTTGATATTCTGGGTGCAGATAATCGAATAATTCTTTAAATGTGTACTCTGGCGTTGCGATTAGGTTCATCAGTTCCTTGTAAAATCCTTTCGCAAGTATTCCAGAGTGTCCACCCATAGCAGAGTGACTGTTTGGGCGTTTTAAGGCTATCCACGAAAGAAAAAATATACAGTCAGTGGACTTTCCAACACGGCTTGGCATGGATAAACCATAGAATTTTTTACCACTTGTCCTATCCTCTAAATCCTGTAGGTCACTGACAACTATTTTCATAGGATTTCTTCTCGGAAGATAAAACCGCTTTGCATACGGTCTGTTTTTCTCCATGTAGTAAATAAAACTCTCAAACTTATACGGAGCTTCCAACTTCAATATCTCATACCACTTATCCACCATTTCATGCCCTGTCTTGTTGGCAAAACAGAATTTTTCAAGCTCCCATATGTCGCCTTTATACTGATTTACGCAGAATTGATTTAATACTTCTTTCGCCCTGATAGATATTTTTAATGCTTCTTGCAAATCGTTATCCTTTTCGGATGCAAAGAACACGGCATTATGGTAGGCATTTGCCACTTCGTATGTATAACCTTTTTTCTCAATATAGGATTCATAGCCAGATATGGCTTTTTGAAGTTCTAAAGACAAAAGCGCAGTCCTCCTTTCTTCCAACTTAAAAGAAAAACCACACTTCGGTTTGATACTTACCCACGCTTCGGGTAAGCCTTAGATATTTTATTCGTTTAATAATTGTATTACTCTTTTAACATGCTTTTCTTGCAATCCTAAATCAAAAGATGTCTGAACCAATCTATTCATATATGGCTTCATATCATCTCTATCATCAAGAATTACAAATTTTTCAATCTGTTCTCCATTCCATTCGTTTATCCATTGGTATATTTCTGCCCCTCTATACCCATGTTTTGTTATGGGTGTACTTGACATAATATCTATGCCAACACTGCTTAATTTCCTTTCCAAAAGTATCACATCTTCATCATCTGTATTGAGCCAATAACGCCAATCAGAAGATAGAACTATTTCTGCATTTGTCGCCTTGACAATCTGATTTAGGAGTCCTATTTTATCATCTTCCACTTTTTCTATTTGTTTTCCGTGGTTCAATACTCCGTCTACATCAAGAAATATTACTTTCATATATACCTCACTTACTTGTAAAATAGCAATCGTCTCCCTGTTCAACAGTATACATATGACCGCATGAACATTCTGTAATTACCACTTTTCCTCCCCTAAACAATCTTTCAATTTCATCAGGCAGTAACACATGTTGTTTTCCACAATGTGGACAATTTACAATAATCATTTTGACACAACCTCCTTTTTGACCTTAATGACAGCCACGCCATTAGGAGATGCGCGGAGTTCGCAGTCGTTTCCTTTGTCTAAGATTTCGCTAATTTCCTCTAATTTTTCTTCAAGATGAAGTTTTAATTCTCGTTTACTCATGCTTCTTCACTCTCCTTAAATTCGTGGTGGTCGCAAGAAAAGTCTTTGTCTGTAAAATCCGCAACCTGTTCTGAATCCCCATTTACACAAACTTCATTATCTGCCCACCATTTACAGTTTCCGCAGTTTCTTTTTGTCGCCCTGTCAAACATTTCTCGCTCTATGCTCTGAATTACTGTTGATAAACTCATTCTCCTACCTCCTCGTTATGATTGCAATACACAAGCAAATGTTCCGCAATCTGTCTTAACTCTGACATATCATACATGCTATATGGCTTTCCAAACGATAATACGCTTGCACACGGCTCACACATTACGTTTATCAACATATCCGCAACTTTTATAGGTTCTGCCGGTAGAAAATCAGAAGCATTGCCTTTTGCTCTATCAGCCAAAATCTTTTCAAATTCATCTGGCTTTCCAACATCATGCCGAACACCGAATAACTTTTCCAGAATATTATCAATCTGGTTTATGGTGTTTTTGGCTCTTTCTAGTTCTGTTTTATCCTTTTCGGTTCTGTTCTGATACTCCGCAATCTGGCAGTCACGCTCTTTCTTTGCGTCCTCAAAGGATTTGCGGTAGTGATTGACTTCGGATTGTAATTCTTCGATTTTATCCGTAAATTCTTTGTCATGTTGTGAGAAGTCCATGCTGTCAAATACAATCCCATATTTTTCTTCAATGGAATTTGTGGTTATCTTCCGTCCAAATTTGGTTTCCGTGCAATGCAAATACACACCGTATCTTTTCAGCAAGTCGGAGATTATCCTTGTAAATTCCATTGCCATAGCATTATTTTTCTGTTCAAGAATATCTTTGCAGATTTTATCTATTGTTCCATTAAGAGGGCTTTCTTTCAAAACTTTCTCGTATTCCTCTTGGCATTTCTGAATGTCTGATATGTTCATGGCTTTATTTTCCTTTCCGCTGTGTAGGTTGAGAGTAGTTCGGTTTTAGTCATGGGTTGATACCTCCGTCAAATTCCTGCCGCATTTTGGACAAAACTTAATATCCTCAATGTCTATTCCGCATTGAAAACAATTTCCGAATCCATCAAACCATATATGGAATTTTCCGTCTTTGTCCTGAACAATCTGTGTTATATTTTCTTTTGGGTAATAGCCTTTGAAATGCTGATTATCTATTCTTTTAAGTTTGCATATATCTTTACAAAATTCACACATCATACTACCTCCCTACTTCCAAAGCCTATTTGCTAAATTTCCTCGTATCGTGTCAGACATAAAGTGTGGGAAACTCAATACAATCTCTCCGTCATTTCTATACCGATTTTTTCCTACTATTCAGCCTTTTTCTGCTCTCGCTTGCAAAAAATCTAAGAAATTCCTTTTTCATTCCACCTGCTCCGATTTCTTTCAACTTTATTTTGAAATTTTCAAAATCTTCATCGTTTTTTATATTTGCTTTAACATATCTATTAATTTGCGGTCTTGACAACATAAGGCAGTCCACACCGCTTGAAACAAATACTTTCTTGATGTAATTCGTATAATATCCATAATTTTTTACTTTTTGTCTGTATCTCTCGTCAAAATCTCTCTTGTTTTCTTCCGTTTCTAATTCCGGCATTAAATTTGTTCCCTTTTCGTTATTACACTTCCAGCAAGCAGTTGTTAAGTTGCTTTCTCTGTTATCGCCGCCTAAACAAACAGGTCTGATATGGTCTATCTGTAAATCTTCAGCAGGAAATTTCTTCCTACAATATTTGCAAGTGTAATTATCCCTTTTCAAAATCTTTTCTCGTAATTTTTTACTTACTTGTTCTTCTGGACTTCTGTAAGCCATATCACTCTACCTCCCCTAACTCAAACAACCTTTGCCCTAATCGATTCAAAACTCCGTCTGTCATAAATGCAGGGAGATGATAATTCGTTTCGTTTCCCTTAACCGCCCCAAAATCTCCGTCAAAGAACATGTCAACCATTTTCATAAAAGCATGGTCTTGTCCTATCAGGCGTTCAAAATGTGAATATTCGCTATCATAAAAGCAATCCATTTTCTCTGTTATGCGTATAAGAGTTTCATCTTTCAGTATTGGGTGTATCAGCCCCGTCTTGTCAGTATATCGCCTAAAATAATGCTCTATGGTTTCAAATATATCTTTTGCGGTTTCCTCGTCATAGTTGGATATGCAGATATCGGCAAGCCGCTTCATCATGTCCTGTTCATCTGCTTTTTTGCCGAAATATTTTTCTAAGGCGGTTTTTGGTACGGACATCTTCTTTCGGTTTTCAGAAGAAGATGTTTTTACCTCTCCATTATCGTTAGATAATGTTTTATCCTTTGTAGTATCTGTATGTAAATCTCTGTTAGTATTCTCTGTAGAATAATCTCTGTAGTTAGTATCTGGTAATGCTCTTTCACTTTGGTCTAACGTCTGGTCATTTTGGTCTATCGGTTGGTCATCAGCGTCTTTCGATATTTCATCTTGGTCTGTCGGTGTTTCATTTTGACCTTTCGAGTATTCTTCAATAAACTTTTTTAATTTGTCATAATCAATCGTGTACCACTTTGTTTTATCAATGGCAAGTTTATTGTAATTTGCAGATAAAACAATCCCCTTCCCCTCAAGGCTTGTAAATATCCGTTTAATCTTTGTTGCAGACCAAACAGGGAAATCTTGTTTTTTCCACGCTTCGTATGAATTATATACCCAGTAATGACCGTCTCGGAAATTCCTATTTGCGTCTTTATTGCGTTCAATCCAGTAATTTAACTGATTAAGCACTATTGCTTCGTCAAGGCTGTTGAGTGCAACTCCCAGTTCCATATTTGCCATTACAATTTTATCTTTGTCTATAAATAAGCTTCTAAAATCCATATTCGCACCTCCGCAATGCTTTCTCTCCGTAAATTTATTTGAATAACGGACAGGCAAGTTACGGAGTTTTTTGCTTTTCGACTAGCTTTGTCTAGTCCGTTATAAAGGCGATAATCAGAATCGAACTGATAATAGCAGTTTTGCAGACTGCCGCCTTGACCGTTTGGCTATATCGCCTTGAAACTATTTCCAGTCAAATCTAAAATCCGACCTCTTTATCTTGCATTGAGGTTGTCCATCTTTCCAGAAAACAATGCCTTCAATGTAATTTTCTGAAAGATACTTCTTTATGCCCTCAAATGTACGTTCAACCTCTACTTCCTGTCTGCCATGTGGTACAAGCACATCATAATCCATGTTGTAGGAATTGTTGCGAAAATGCTTTCCAATAGCTTCATATGTTCCGTCTTGTAATTTGCTCAAACAATCAATCATTGCGCAATCATAAGCCGCCCAAAACCACTTATCAGACGGGTTATCCCTGTCACATTTTACCCAACAAGGCAGATGCCCCGTAATCGGGTCTGGTTCATCTTGACACTTAATAGCACCATCTGGAACTTTACGCCCCTTTTTAGCATCATAACGCTTATAAAACTCGCCATTGATGATTGAGCAGCACGAACCGTCAATTTTGACCGTTGCAACGCCCTCTCCCTCAAGTACCCATTCCATTCCTGTGGTTACATTCGGCAGACAGTCAACGACTTTGTGATTTTCATATACTCTTTCAAACAGTGTTGGAATTTTCTTCATGTAATTTCTCCTTTCAATACCTCCCTAACACTCCTATTTGCCCCAAATCGTCCTCTTTTGTGTTTTTGTGAGGAAATATATGGTACAGCGTTAAAATGGCTTTTATGAGGTTATTTCAAAAATTTAGAGTCAATCATTCTTGATATTTCCATTCCCTCTTTTCCGAGTGCGTTTTTCGCTTGCTGTCTTTCAACCAAATTAGCACACTGCGTGCAGCACCATCTTCTGTTCGGCGCTCCTGCCGCATCAATCGGAATAAAACTTTTTCCACTTTCTGGACTATCGCCACATCTACAACATTTCATATCAAAATCCCTCCTAACTTCATTTTGCGGTTTATCTGGCAGAAAGAATGTTCCTGCCAGCATTATTTTTGATTCGACAGGGCAGTGACCGCCTTACTCCTGTCTAGTGTAGTGCTACTACACCGCATAGATAGGCACGAATTCGAACCGTACACTCGCGAAGATGACTGTTAATCCTGCGTTGGCCCACTACATCAACTATCCACCGTCCAATTTATGTTTATGAGGACTGCATAGGATTTTGTATGTCTTTACTGACAAATGCACCTGTCTGCCATCCGAAGAAAAACCGTCACTAGTTCTAATTATGTATGAAATATATAATATATATAGCCTTTTTATTTTTAAAAAATTTTTAAGACTAGTATATAAAGGGGTTTTTTATTTTTACGGGAGTTCAAGGGACTAAGTATATATAGAACACGTGTTCTATATAACCCCCACCCTATTGTTTCTATTTTTATGAATATTCTGACAATTAAGCTATTCTATCGGTTAAATCAATCCTTAACCGATAAATAAATAGCTTTTATTTATTAAAAACGTTGATTTTATGCGGTTTTTAAATTGTATATAATTGTGTGTAAAAAATTTAAATGATTTTAAGGCTTTGCACTGAGATAATTGTATTAAATTTTTACACAATTTATTTGTTGCAATTTAATTATTAATCTCTAACATCCAATCTGATAGGCTCTTCGGCAGATATAACCCTCTTACTGTTCTTATCCTCCCTAACGCCCGGCATATTCCAGGCATAATGCCGATTCAGCACACCCAACACGCCCACAGGGTTTTGCCTACCCGTTACGAGTTTGTTTGATAGGCTTTCCTCCCGGTATTGGTTAAGTTTTTTGTATATAGCCGAACCCGCAGAGCTTAGCTTTCTGCTGTCATCTGCTCCCCACTCGTATATTACAGTATCACTCACACCAGTCAAATTACTAAACCCTATAACAGATACCTCTTTATCATACATCATGCAGATATATATATAATAATCACAGATACCATTTAGCTTATCTATATCATAAGCATTACAGTTACTGTTATTTAATTTATATATATTATTATCTGTAGTATAATTATTATTTACATAACCCTCTAAAGGTGTAGATAGCTTTAATATACTACTATCACTAAATACATGGCGTTTGATATACATCAACGCGGCATTCCAGACGCTTTGTGAAGCCGTCCGCATATCCTCAATCTTCTGTTCCTCACAAAACATTTTGAGATATAACGCTATATCGTTTTCAAATACCTCTTGCTTCTGTTCCTGCACTTTCTCCACGTCCCACACCTCCAATCTGCCTAAAAATAAAAATAACCCGGAAAGCCTAGTAAGCGACTAGACAATCCGGGTTCCAAGTTTCCCTCTACAATTCCATCCTAAAAATTAAGTAAATCTGTTAAATTATTTAAACTATACCATGGATTTATTTATCTGTCAACTGTGTATTTAAAGAACGTATATTCTATAATCTGTATATGTGTATACTATACTGTATTGGCTTATACTATACACTATGCTATGTTTTACTGTATAGATATTAATTACAATAAATATAGTATATCTCTTAGTATATTATAATATTATATACAGTATTTAAGTATATTATAAAAATTAGATAAACATCAGTTTGACCAAGATCACAAAAAGTCGATCTAATGCTGTACTGTGCATAGACCCATGCAGAGGAAATATATCACTAATGTGGTGTATGGGGCGCAGCAAGTAGGGAAAAAATTTTTCCTTACTCGATTGGAAAGATAAAAGATT